GCAATCCTTAAGAGCGCAGACTTGTTAGAGACAGGCGAGTACGGTGCATGTGAAGACTTGGTTAAGAAGGCTGTGCAAATAGGACTACAGAAAGACTTGGGTACAGATTACTTTGCAGATCCAAGAGGTAGACTGGAAGGNATCAAAGACAAGAATGGACAGATCAGCACAGGCTGGCCAGCGTTGGACAAGAAACTGTTTGGAGGATTCAACAGAGGTGAACTGAATATCTTTGCAGGCGGTTCAGGATCTGGTAAGAGTTTGTTCTTAGCAAACATGGGTGTGAACTGGGCACTACAAGGACTTAACGTAGTGTACTTGACCTTTGAGCTTAGTGAAGCATTGGTTAGTATGCGAGTTGATAGTATGACAACTGAGATTCCAAGTCGTGATGTGTTTAAGAACATTGACGATGTTGAGATGAAAGTTAAGATGATTGGCAAGAAGTCAGGTGCGTTCCAAGTTAAGTATATGCCCACAGGTAAGAATGCAAATGACATTAGAAGTTATTTGAAAGAGTATGAGATTAAAACAGGCAAGAAGGTAGACGTATTGCTTGTAGACTACTTAGATCTTATGCATCCTATTGCGGCAAAGATATCTGCAGAGAACTTGTTTGTGAAAGACAAGTATGTATCAGAAGAGCTACGTAACTTAGCAATGGAAATACAAACTATCTTTGTTACAGCATCGCAGTTGAACAGAAGCAGTGTAGAAGAGATTGAGTTTGATCACTCGCATATCTCGGGTGGTATTAGTAAGATCAATACAGCAGACAACTTGATTGGTATCTTTACAAGTAGAGCAATGCGTGAGCGTGGACGCTATCAGATACAGTTGATGAAGACTCGTTCAAGTTCAGGTGTAGGACAAAAGATTGACTTGGAGTTTGACGTAGACAGTTTGCGCATTAGAGACTTAGGCGAAGACGAAGAATCAGATTCATATTCAAGCGCAAGTGCAAGCAGTGGATCAATACTGGGTAATCTAAAACGTGGATCGGGTACTACTACTCCTACCGAAGCTATAAATTCAGATCCCAATGCAGGCGGCAATGTAGGTAAGATCAAAGGTGATGCAGACTCAACCAAACTACGTTCGTTCTTAGCAGGATTAGGAAATGACAATGATTAAAGCAATATTAGCATGTGACGATTACGGAGGAGTAAGCCGCAAAGGAACACTACCTTGGCCAGACAACAGCAAAGACCTTAATTGGTTCAAAGACAACACACAAGGACATATTGTTGTAATGGGCTCTACCACATGGAACGATCCGCACATGCCGAGACCTATGCCCAATCGAACAAACTATCTTGTAACCAGTAAACCACGACACTATCCAGGAGCAAATGGTTATATACAAGGTGATATCAATAGTGCTATTCGTGCATTAGCAATGGACAACCCAGACATCATTACTTGGATAATCGGCGGACCACAGATCATTGAGCAAACATTAGACATCATTGAAGAATTTTATATCAGTCGCATACCAGGCGCTTACAAGTGTGATACATTTTTACCACTTGCGCAAATTGAACAACAGTTTAAATTAACATGGAAAGAATGCCACGACACAGTTGAATTTGAAATATGGAAATCAAATGAGTAGAGCATACTTGGGACAATGCGAATACAAGTGGACACATGCACACAAGGACATGGAACACATATGGGTTAGACGTGCTTTAGGAGATGAGCTATTTGCACAGTGTAATCAACCAGGCTTTGATCTTGTATATATACGATCAACTTCACAAACACTGCCCGGAGACACATATTGTAGATGCGATATATATGTTGATCTACCCGACACTGCCGAATCAACAATTTTTAGATTAAAATACAACTGCACAGAGGTCATAGAATATGAAACTTAAAATAGCAGGCGAGAACACACAGTTTCCGTTTTTACTGATTGAAGATTTTTTCACTGAGCAAGAACTTGAACAAGTATGGCAAGAAATAGACGCACTTGAACCACAGTGGAAAACTGTAGACTCAGACACTACAGGCAATCGAACACAACGAGACGGAAGAACACTTGCTACCAGTGACAGAGTATATCTTGACGAAGCATACGCAGATCGTTCCGACAGTGTGTTGCAGTGCAATCTGGGAAGAATTGGTCACCAACAGATAATTGACACATATGAAAAGTATGTGCCTGCGGCTCGCACACTGAGATACACCAACAGTGACAGAACCATACTTGCTCGTTATTCAAACACACAAGCATACGAACGTCACATAGATGCATACCAACACTCACAGATCTTGTTCTTGCACAATGAACCAAAACTATTCACAGGTGGAGATCTACATTTTCCAGACAATGGTTGCACTATTCAAAGTCGCAACAACACTTGTGTGGTATTCCCCAGTTACTACTATCACGAAGTAAGCCCAGTGAGTGCGCCAAATAAATACTCGAGTAGATATTCAGTAACACGATTTTATTATTCAACCTAAGGAACACACAATGAAGCCTGAAGAAAGACAAGCACTGGTTGCACAACAGCGTACACCAGAAAACAAATGCAACATGGTTGTATGCTCAAGACCAAGCCGCAACGGCACTTCCCCACGAGACTGCTATAAGAACAAACAGTGTAGACGCAGAGCACAAGCCAAAAGCGGCAACCGTTTCGATTAAGCCCAGAAGCCGCTTGCGGAGCCGCGATTTTTCTAACAAGCGCGAAGCGTTTTAAGCAAAATTTTTAGGCCTCCAGTATCACTATGCGTTTACACCGTATAAAAAACATTTCGAGCTAACCATAGCGACAGACTGAAACTATAGCTACACAATAGCAGTTAAACTACGTTTTACTATTTAATGAGTCTTTAACAACGACTTCTGGAGTATACACTGTGCTGTTACTCAGTGTTAGACTCGCAAGCGTTAGATCTCTTGAGTTAGCAAATACGATACAACTTGCACTACACTGATAACACTCTACCCCGAGCTGTGTGTACAACTGAATAGTAGCAGCATGAGTCATGGCTTCTTTGTAGTGTTGTGACTTTGACTGTGCATATATGAGTTTTAGCTTGTGCATACGTTAAACAGCCGCAACGTCTGACAGCTCATTCGCACACGCTCATTCACTGTGCGAAATTTTTTATAAACCAAGCGACCACATCCATACAGGTATAACAACTGCATGTAGAAACACACACAGTGAAATCATTAGTATAACAGTGCGCTTGCCTTGTGGGTGATTGTTTCCGTGCAAAGAATGAATTCCTTTCATGAACTCCTATACATACTTATACCAAAAGGGTNGTTGTAGAGTAAAAAAAATTGTGCGCAAAAAAATTTCAAGTGTGATTGTATCATAGTGGAGAAGTTTTGAAATGGGTTTTGTGTGAGAAAAAATTTTTGCTACGGAATCATTAACCCCAGTACTTACAGATCCGTGCTGGTGATTTTTATACCCCCCGGCCTCGAAAATAATTTTTTTTATTAATCTTTTTCAAAAAAAAAGCGCAGCCGTTAAGCTACGCTCCTTGAGTATAATATACGTGAACCTAATCTGCTCTGCTGCCTGCGTATGCTGTAAAGCCTGCTGCCTTAAACACCTTAGCACATGCGCTTGCACCAGCTTCCTTGGTGCTCATACACTGTGTGCCTAAGCCACTTGGGTTCCATATTGAGTAAGCACCTGTGTAGTCTTTCTCAAAGCCTGCTGCCTTCATGCGCTTGCCCAGCTTGGTGTTGCCTTTGATGCCGTGTATGTTAACCCANGCAAAGCCACAGTAGCCTTGCTCACCATAGTATTCAATGTGTGCAACTGCTGCCTCATTGGCGTGCTGTAGAGCCGCTGCCTTAATAGTCTTAAGGTCTTCTACAGTGTAGTCATTAAGTACAGTAGTTGAAGTATTAATAGTTGTCATTTGCAATGCCCTCTTGCTTGTTTGTATACTAAGACAATAGCATCATAGAACGCTACTGTCAACCTCTTTTGGTTAATAATATTCTTCTACTACTGGCATGCCAAGTACATTGTAGAGGCAGTAGTCTTCCAGCTCTTTGATCACCTTGCCATAGAACTGATACTTGCGCTCTGCTTGTGCGGGCGATATCTCTCCATCGCAGTGTAGGTTCTCAGGTGACAAGTCCCTGTCCAGTGTGCTGGCAATAAGATCAACACTCTTCTGGCTTAGTGGGAATGTTACTTGGCGACCGTAGAAGCCTCCCCATAACAGTTGTTCGTTGATGTAGTTGTTGAGATTCTTCATAGTTACACCTCACACACTGCAAGACAACCTGGATTGATCCACTCAGCATACAATCCGTTCTTGTCTAAGATGTTGTTGATTCGATTGCTTACTCCTAAGATGTAGCCAGTTGAGTCACCGTCTGTCATCATGTAGTAGTCTGCCCAGGTGTAGTGCTCATTGTCTTCTGCACTAATACGGAATGAATCTTCGCCGTAGTATCCACCTTCAAGTGTTGGCACACCGATCTTGTTCAGTGCTGTGTATGCTGTTCTTAAATTGCGTTTCATGTAAAGCCCTCTACATTGTTTTGTTTATACTAATACTATACGATCAAAGAGATCAGAAGTCAACCTCTTTTGGAAAATAAAAAGCCCGGGGAGCGGTGGACGAGGGCACATCCTGCTCAACCCGGGCGACACAAAGCAGAGCGTGAGGGCTTGCTGCTGCTTTGCTGCACTGTGACTACGCTGAGGGCATTAGCGTTTCATCACAGTGTTTTCTGCCATTGCTTCCCAACGTTCTGGAAATGCTTTGGCCAAGTCGGCGACTTTAAGTACTGTCCTTAGAGACAGCTCACGTAGTCGCTTCTTATTAATATCAACAAAGTCGATTATCTCTTGTACAACTCCGTCTGCGAACTTGTACTCAGTTAACATACCGTCTTTGGTGATCTGTTTAATACGTAGCATGATCTCACGCTCTGTATCAATTGTTAGGTCCATGTAGTGACAGCGTGACTCGAGTGCCATCAAGTGATCTTTGATCTTGCCTTTGGCTTTGTCAAACTTAACGTTGGTAATAAATATTGCTGAACCTTTGAACTCAAAGCTGTCTGGCACACCTTCGTTGCGCAGTTTAAATGAATCAGTGTTCCAGTGGATGCGTCTTGTCTTCTTAGAGTCCAAAGCAGCCTTTAGAATGTTCAAGCTCAGTTCGTCTGCAAAGATTGAGTCACAGTCATCAAACACGATAACGTTGTCTTTGTCTGCCATCTTGTAGAGCTTGCAGTAGAGTCCGATAGCACTCATAGCACCTTTGACAACTTCGTACTTGGCAGGCCGATCACCTAACGTTGCGATGATGTCATGTTTGCCAAGTACTTTTTCTACACCAAAGCTCTTGCCAACACCTGGAGGTCCACTTACGATCATAGCTCGCACATCACCTTTCTTAGCAGCACGAGTCATGTCTTCCAACATGTCGAATCGCTCACGCAGACGTTCGATTGTTTCCTGGTCTGTCTCCTCACGCTTTTCGCTGACTGCTGTTGTTGACTCGTATGCATTCTCTGATGATACTTTGATCTTGATGTTGCGATCTGGAAAGCCTGCAATTGCTCGTCCATCAACTGTTACGTAGCCGCCGGTTGCCCCAACCTTGAATCCGTCTACGAGTGGAAACACCATACCTGCGACTGATGTGTCTTTGCCGCGTATCTTGTAAGTGCCGTCTAAAATTTCAATATTACCCATTGTGCAATGCCCTTTGCTGTGTTGTATATGTATACTATACGATCTTTTGTTACTAATGTCAACCACTAATTAATCCAAATCGCAAACCCAACCTTCGTACTGTCCTGCATACTCTGCAATCAAAGAACCACCTAATCCAAACGGTGAACGGATCTCCGCTACCGGCTTGCCTGTGTGTTCGCATATGCTCTGTCCGAGCAGCTCGACCTTCTTGAAGCCTTCGTCAGTGCCATAGCCGCGGTTTACGAAGTGAACGTTCAAAGTTGTCATTGTGTTTGCCCTTGTTGTGTTTCTATATAACAGTTATAGCACCTGAGTGCAGCAGTGTCAACCTCTTTTTTACACAGCAACCATTTCTATTGCTTCGGTTACGAACATAGCAGCGTCTCCTGCTGCTGCGAATCCTTCTTCATCACAGAAGTCGATTGAACTGCTGCAATGGATTGACTGTCCGAAGGTGATGTTGTTAGCTGCGAACATAAGTGCAAGTTCTGCTGGTGTGCTTGCTGCGCCGATGCGCTGCTGTTCTACGTGGAGTTCGATTTTGCCATCTGTGGCGCCTACATATACAAACATAAAAAGCCCTCTCTGTTTGTTAACTTATACATACAATATAGCACCGAACCTACAAGTTGTCAACCTCTAATTTAACCAAAATAAAATAAAAAAAGATTTCCAATGATTTCAATGACTTAGGCCTAACCTCTTGAAAACATTGATCTCTTAATGGTTTACATCTCAAAATTTCTGTGTTATACTGGGGTGACGGCCGTATGACCTCGTCTATTGTCCTGCCCGGGTGAGTCTTACAGTGAGGGCGGCTTGCTCCCCCGGGCGGTCCAATACCTTGGCCTTCACTACAGGATTCGAACCTGTGACCTACTGCTTAGAAGGCAGTTGCTCTATCCAGCTGAGCTAAGTGAAGTATTCATGGTACCCGCGGTCGGACTCGAACCGACACGCCTTGAAGGCCACAGATTTTAAGTCTGTTATGTCTACCATTCCATCACGCGGGCAGTATTCTGGTGGGTCCTCCGAGACTCGAACTCGGAACCGTTCCGTTATGAGCGGAAAGCTCTAACCAATTGAGCTAAGGACCCGAAGTCTCTAATTTTCTGTTATGTTATAAACATCCTTATAGGTGCGATCCATGTCGCCACTGCCGCTACGATATCCAAGGATGAATCCGATCATTCCACCGCAGATTGCGATACATAGTGATATCAAAATAGTTTCCATATCATATCTCCATTTCATATAGTTTGGTTTCAATCTCTGCACGGATCTCTTTGCAGTTCCGCACAACGAATTCGTAGATTGCACCCTGCTGCTCTTCAGCTTGCATCTTAGGATGAGCCATTAAGATCTGGCAAATCTCACTCTTAGTAAACTCACCGCCCAGCTCAATCAGCTCGATGTCGGTGTGTCCGTTCTTGTTTAGGATCTTAAAGCGATCAACAAAGTCATTTGCGAAGCGTACCTTCACAGTACCATTTGGATGTCTTGTTGTACCTGCTACGGAAAAAGTTTTAATAGTCATTTGCAAAGCCCTCTTTTGCTGTTTATAATAATAGTATACGGTCTAACAAAGTGAATGTCAACCTTTTTTGGAATCTTTTTTACTCCCAGCCCATGTTTTCCATCACGTCCTTGCGGAGTACTTCTTCCACAAAGTCAAAGATAGGAAAGCCGTTTGCATCTCGGTTGCCTGCACTATGCACCAACCAGTCCTGGCCGTTCCATAGATAAGCAAACTCCTCCATGTCGTCGACCCAGTCAACAGCATCTTCAAATGTCTGTGGAGCAGTGTGAGCCCAGTCTTCACCACGGTCTCTGTGGTATGCGAGTGTCCAGTTGTCTGTGAGTGCAAGCTCTGGCTCTGCATGGTTCTTGTCGAACGGATGCTTCTCACCAATCTCTTCGCTGAGTGAACTGATCGAACCTAAGCCTACCAGTGCTTCTACCTTGTCTTGCGTAGTATAGAAGCGGCGGAGCATCTCTCCGTTGTGCTCTGGATAGCCGTCCCAGTGACAGTACACTGAACGGATCTTGCCTGCTGCTGTTTTGTATGCGATGTTTGAACGTGTAGCCATTTTAGATGCCCTCTGTTTTGTTTAGCTTAAAAATACAATAGCACAACCTAACACGGTTGTCAAGTTAAAAATGCCGGAAATGGAAAGAAAAGTTAGATGCCTAACCATTACCACTCCTCCATCAAGTTGCTACAGGTTTCAAACATATCGTCTCCACTGAACAGATCCTGATACTCTTCGTAGCCAGTAGGCTCGCCCCAAGCATCATCTTCTTCAGCTTCCTGGATTGTGATAGCGCCTCCGCCATATGCCATTTTGTATTCGTTTGCCAAGTAAGCCGCCTCTTCACGAGTGTCCACGGTGTCAATTACTTCGCCTTCCCAAATCAAGTTAAACATTTAATGCCCTCTCTGTGTTAAACTCTATATCTTAGTTATAGCACCATTCAACAGTGCTGTCAACCCCTAATATGCCTCAATGTGAAAATTTTCTTGTGGATAGTTGTACTCCCATTGAGCCAGCACTCGTTCTGCCTGTGCCCGATTCTTCAGCGGCATAAACAAGCCTGCGATGAGACGACCTTTTGAATTGCGAATAACGAACTGTTCCATTACACCGCCTCCCGTTCAGTCATGCCTTTTTGTACACGGCTTCCTGTGTTAGGTGAAACTCGCTTGACCTGCGATAGGTAGTAGTCTCTGCACGATTGTGGCTCACCAGCATCGTCTGGCAGTGTCTG